TCCTGATGGTTCTGATGTTTTTCAGCCAAGTACTGGAACGTTAACTTTAAAGACTAATGAAAGTGTTTTATTAGAAGCGAGTTTTTTAAATAGCCCTACTTCTCCGTGCTGGAATGTTGTGAATATTTTCAGAACACCTGTTGTTACCCCAATAACCGTTTCTTCTTTTTTAAATAGTTGGACAGCAACTAGTACTGTAAAATATAGAAAAAATTATGAAGGATTAGTAACATTGCAAGGTGTTGTAAGTGTTGCAACTTTGACATCAGGAGTAATATTTAATTTACCGGCCGGATATAGACCTTCATATCAAAGATATTTTAATTTGATGGCTCAAGATGGCACTACTTATATTGCAGTAGAAGGATCTGTTTATACAAATGGAAATGTTTATGTAAATCCAGGAACTCTTGCTGGTCCTACTGTAAATGTTAGGCTTGATGGAATAAGTTTTTATTTAGATTAATGAGAATAAACATCAATACGGATGCGGTTGTTTCTATGACTAACAAGTTAGAGAAATTAAGAAAGTCAGCGTTACCAGCAGCAGTTTGTGGTACGTTGAATGATGCTGCATTTGATGTTAAAACCAATACAATGTTACGATCTTCTAAAAATAATTTTATTAATCGTGAAAAGAATTTCTTTAAAGCAAATAGTACTTATCAAAAAGCCACAGGGTTTAATATTAGCACAATGAAATCTTCTGTTGGATTTGTTTCTAAAGGAGGAACAAATCATTCAGTTGATGATTTGGAAGAGCAAGAACACGGAGGGGTAATTGATAACAGGAGTTTTATTCCAACTGTATTTGCTCGTAAAGGAAAAACACATACTGGTTTAGTTAAGCCTAATGCGCAATTAAGTAAAATTAATAGGATTATAAATGTTAACGATTCAATTGGTAAAAACCAAAGAGAAAAATTTGTTATTGCAGCATCTGTTGCCGGTCGAGGTGGTTTTGTTTTAAGAGGTGATATTTTATTTAGAATTGATACTGCTCCAAAAAGCAATTTAAGAAGTAAAAAAGCAAATTTTAAAGCTACACCACTATATTCATTTAAAAAAGGTAGAAAGGTAAAAGTAAAGCCAACTAATTTTATGCAAGAAGCTTCTTTGATCACTCAAAAAAAACTTGATGATTTTTATATTAAACAAGGCGAACGCCAATTAGCAAAAGTTTGGAAATGAGTTGGGAAGACAAGATAACAAAACAATTAAGTATTACTACTGGTGACGGAAAAGTATATACTGTTATTTGGGTAAACTCTAGTAAATCTATTGAATGGCATGGATCTGAATTTTCGTTTTTAGAAGTTAACGGAACTTTAGCGAAAAAGAAAAAAGTATTAGGTCGTAAATTTCCTTTAGAGTTTTATTTCCAAGGCCCTGATCATTTAGATGATTACGCTAAATTTGAGCGATCGTGTAGTGATATGCGTCCAATGGTTATTGAGCATCCTTTATATGATGTGATTATAGCACAATTGATGAGTTTAAATGTTGATAATACAACAATGAACTATTCAAAAGTTACTTGTACTGCCATTGAAACAATAACAGAAGATAACCCAATTACGGTAATTGACCCGATAGATTCTATTGCTCAAATTAAAACAAAATTAGATGTTGCAAATGAAGCTGAGTTAACGCAGCCTCCAACAATTACAGATGTAAATACTTTAAACATTGTAACGGCTCAAAATTATAAACAAGGATTAAAAATAATTACTATACCGGAAGAGGCTCAAGATTATTTCAATGCTTTTAGTACAGCTTCATCTTACATTAATACGGCTACTGCTAGTCCATTATTAGCAATGAGAACAACAATAGCAATGTTGACCTTACCTGCTAAATTTACAGCAGATGTTAAGAGTAGGGTTAATACGTTAGTTGCTCAATTCAATAATTTAAGACTTACAATTAACGGACTTTATACAGTACCATCAAAACAGATTTACGAAATTCAAGGGAATGCAATTATTTCATCAATGTGTTTAGCGGCTTCAACTCCATTAAGTGGTAATTACAGAAATTCAAATTCGGCAATAAATATAGTTGACACGTTACTTGAAAATTACAGACAGTTTTTAGTTGATTTAGATACGTTGCAAGATTTGAATGGTAGCAACCCTGCTTTTTATGTTCCGGGATTTGATGCTTTAAATTTATTAACTCAGTTAGTAAATATCACTGTTAGTAGTTTATTGCAAATCGCTTTAAACGGGCGACAAGAAAGAAGTTTAATTTTAACTGAAGATACAAATATTATCACGCTAACACACAGACTTTATAGTTTAGATCCTAATGATTCAAATATTAACGAGTTGATTGATAATAACGATTTTACTTACAGAGATATGTTAGGAATTGAAAAGGGTAAAAAAATAACATACTATATTTAATGGGAATATATTTAAAAATAAATACAAGGCAATCTGATACCGGAGACGTAATTCGTACCGTAAAGTATTGGAATAGTTTTGCTATGAATTTAAAATATGATGCTATTGGGGATACCTTTAGTTTCTCTTTTTACTTTGATCCTAATAACCCTGAACATGCAGAAATAGCATGCGTAAGTCATTACCATGAATGCAGTATTTATTATGATGATGAATTATTGATCAATGGTTATATGCTTTCGCAGGCGTTTAAAGATACGCCTAAGCCTGAACTTGTCCATATTGGTGGCTATTCTAAGTCGGGTGTTTTTGCTGACTGTGATATTCCAACATCTATGTATCCATTAGAAAGTAACGGATTAAGTTTTAGACAAATTGCACAAAGAATTTTAAATAATTTTAATACTCATATTCGAAGTAAAGCAAATCAGTTTAAGTTAATTATTGCTGATATTGCTCAAATTGATGCTGGCAGCGCTATTGCTAAAAAAGTAGATAAAAATATAACCAAGTCAACTGCTAAAGAAAGTCAAAATATACAGTCTTATTTAACGGGTTTAGCTACTCAAAAAAATTTAGTTTTATCCCATAATCCTGCCGGTAATTTATTGATCACTGAGGCTAATACTGAGAGTGAACCAATCTTTGATTTTGATAAAGAAAAAGGAATGGTTGGTATAATGGAAATGGATTTGAATTTTAACGGCCAACCAATGCATTCACATATTACTGTTATAATGCAAGCTAGTCAAGATGGAGGTAATGCTGGTGAATATACAATAAGAAATCCATTTGTACCGGTAGCAGCAGTATTCAGACCTAAAGTAATTGTGTTGTCTTCAGGTGATGATGTTACTATTCAGGAAGCGGCAGAAAATGAATTAAGAAAAGAAATAAAAAACATTGTTCTTAAAATTACTTTAGATCGTGGAATGTTAAACGGTAAATTTATTAGGCCGAATAATACTTGTAAGGTAAAAAACAGAAATATATTTTTATATAAATCGGTAAAATGGTTTATTGAAAGTGTTGATTTTACGGCAGATGCCGATAGTGAAAAAAGTATTTTAACTTGTGTTCCTACTTACGTTTACAGCAAAGAAACTATTACTAATTTCTTTGTAAATAGTCATGAAAACTTACCGAGATTATGAAGATATTAAAAGTAGCAGGGACATCTTTTGATACATTTAAAAGATTAGTCGTAAAGGCTTGGAACGGGAAATCAGATGTTAGAACCGCAATAGAAGCAAGCTCTTATGGAATTGATAGTAATCCCGTTAAAGACATGGTTGCTATTTATACAAAGACTGAGCTTGATGGAAATGAATATATAATCGGTTATTTGAATAAAAACAGGCTTGCTGAAATTGGAGAAACTCGTTTATTCTCGACTGATTCAACTGGAACTTTAAAAACTTTTGTTTGGTTAAAAAGTGATGGAACAATGCAATTAGGAGGTACTATTCATAATGCTGTAAGATATACTCCGCTAAACACTGGACTACAAAATGAAGTTGCTTTAATTAATGCTGAGTTAGTAAAAATTGCAGCTGCTATTAATGCCATTGCTCCCGGATCATATACTCCGGCTCTAATATCATTGAACATTTCAGCTTCAAAAATTAATGAAATAAAAACGTTATAACATTTAAAAAATTAACTTATACTTAGCAAAATGAGTCAAAACATAGTTTATACAAGTATTCCGGCAATTATTTCTAGTGCAACTGGATTGCAGGCGCAAATAGATTTAATGGATACTATTTTAGTTGGAATGCTTATGGCAATAAATACAGCTAATTCTTCAGGCCATTTTGAAAGTTATAAATTAGATACAGGTCAAACAAAAAACGAAGTAATGTATCGTAGTTTAGGAGATCTTCAAAAAGCATATAATGATATGTTTAAAACTAGACAGATGGTTATTGCACAATTAAATAATAATCGACAAGGTAGAATTGTAAGACTTGTTGATGGTAAAAATTTTACTGGAGGTAATATTAATGGAAACTATTAATAAAAAATGGTGGACTTCACCAATTGATTTTTTTAAACCAAAATCAAAAGCTATTCAAGAATCAAATAGTGAAAATTTAGTAACACCTAAATCATCTGCTTACTTTTCTTCAAATAGCGGTAATTCAAGATTGTTATTTGTTTCAAGTTTTGATGGTGAAAAGAATTTGGGTGAGATTGGCCCGGCTCAACAATACATTTTAAATTATGTTCAGTTACGCGAACGTGGTTGGGGATTTTATTTAACTAATGAAGTTGTTCAGATCATCATTAATAGAATGACGGTATGGACAATTGGCAGAGGTTTAAAATTAGAATCAGAACCAAATGAATCAGTTCTTTTAAGTGAGGGAATTAAAATTAATCCTCAAGCATTTTCAGATTTGGTTGAGTCTCGTTTTAGCATTTATAAAGAATCTAAAATGTCAACTTATGACGGCATGCGAAATTTATCTAAACTAGAATCTGCATGTTATAAAAATTCCAAAATTGCAGGTGATGTTCTTGTTGTGCTTCGTGTTATTAAGGGAATTTTAAAAACTCAATTGATTGATGGTACACATGTAATGTCACCAATGTATGGGAATGATTGGAACCCTCAAAAGTTAGCAAACGGTAATCGAATAATGAATGGCGTTGAGATGAATGATGCCGGTGAACATGTTGCGTATCATGTTAGAAATGCTGATTTAACTTTTAGCAGAATTGCAGCTAAAAGTCCAACTACTGGTTTAACAGTTGCTTATTTAGTTGGAGGACTTGAATACCGTTTAGATAATTCAAGATGTATTCCGGCACTTGCTGGGTTATTTGAGACACTTGCTAAAATGGATCGTTACAAAGAAGCGACTATTGCAACTGCTGAAGAAAGTGCAAAAACAACTTTACAAATTGTACATGAAGCTAATAGTACCGGCGAAAGTCCATATTTACAACAAATTGTTCAAGCGCGCGATGTAAGCGCAAACGATGGGACTATTCCGGTAGATGTTAAGAATACTGAAATAGCAAATAAAGTTGCTGTAAGTACAAATAAACAAGTTTTTAATATGACACAAGGTTCAAAATTAGAACCTGTTGAAAAGTCAAAAGCTGAGTTATATTTTAAAGACTTTTATTCTGTGTTTTTTGATTTAGTATGTGCAGCTATTGGCATTCCTCCAAATGTTGCAATGAGTAAATACGATACTTCATTTAGTTCCGCAAGGGCTGCAATTAAAGATTGGGAACACACGTTATTAGTTGAACGATATAATTTTTCTTTATCATTCAATCAACCTATTTATGAAATGTGGTTACACTTGGAGATCTTACAAAATAAAGTTAGCGCTCCTGGTTATATGATTGCTGATAGACAAAATAATTATATGGTATTAGCTTCATTTAGGAATGCAAGATGGGTTGGAGATAACGTTCCACATATTGATCCATTAAAAGAAGTAAATGCTGAAAGATTAAAATTAGGTGATACCGGTGTTTCATTGCCATTGACTACACTTGAAAGTGCAACTGAGGTTGTTAATGGCGGAAGTTCAAAAGCAAATATGAAACAATATGCTAAAGAATTGGAAGAAAGTAAAACTGCCGGGATTGAAGTAGCTCAACCTCCAGTTCAAAATCCAGCCCCGTAAGGTTAGATACGATATAAACAAAAAAAAGCCTCACATAGATAATAATTTTTTCATAACTAATCTTTTAAAGGTTGTCTCATTGATTCAGGATAACTATTTCTAGTTTCAATTATAACGGTTCGCAGGAATGCTGTTACCGTCAATCCTTTATTAGCTGCGATATTTATAATATCCATTTTCAGCTTCATTGATTTATTTTGTATTCTAAAATCTGATGT